TTTGAATAATGAAAACTACAATTTCCAAATTAATGACGGAATAGCATTACAGGTCAAAGATAGCACCAATGTTTTTAGGACTTTATTTGGTGGCAACATCACAGATATCACAACCGAGGTTGCATCAGCTAGTAGCGTTGCCGAAACCTTTACTTATACCATTCTTGCTCTAGGTTCATTGGCTAAATTGCCAAAGGTTATCTATGACGGCACATTGGCTAGAGATGATGACGGCGATCAGATGTTTGAATTGCTTGCTGATCTATTCTTAAACAATTGGAATGAAGTGCCAGCAGCTGAAACATGGGCTGGATATGACCCAACAGTTACTTGGGCAAATGCTGAAAACTTAGGACTTGGCGAGATCGATCGTCCCGGAGTTTATGAAATATCAAATCGAGGGGCAGACCCAGATACTGTCTATAACATTGCAAGCCTTATTGCTGATAGCGCATTTGGTGTTTTGTATGAGGATAACGAAGGTCGCATTGGGTATGCCGATGCTGTTCACAGGCAGAATTATCTTGCCAATAATGGTTACACAGAGATTTCAGCAAACACAGCCTTTGGAGCAGGATTAAAGGTTTTGACTAGGGGCGCAGATGTCCGAAACGATGTATTCCTAAATTACGGCAATAACTTTGGTTCACAGGTAAGCGCAATTGATTTAGACAGTATTGAGGTATTTGGTTACCGAGGCGAAACGATCAATACAGTCTTGCATGATGCTACCGATGCACAAGCTGTGGCTAATCGGTTTATATCTTTAAGATCTTATCCAAGAGCCTTATTTGACAGCATTACATTTCCATTGACTAACTCAGCCATTGATGATGCAGACCGAGATGCCTTGCTTGGCATTTTTGTGGGTCAACCAATGCGAATAACAGACTTGCCTATCCAGATAGCCCCAACTCAACAATTTGAGGGTTATGTTGAAGGCTGGCGTTGGAGCACTAGATTCAACGAATTATTTTTAACCATAAATCTGAGCCCAATTGAGTTTTCGCAAGTTGCGGTTCAATGGGATCAAGTATCAGCCTTAGAGGCTTGGAACACTCTAAGTGGTACACTTACATGGGAAAATGCGATTGGAGCAGTAGCCTAATATGGCAAACACAACTTATTTTGGATGGGAAACACCAGACGACACAGATCTGGTTAAGGATGGCGCAGCTGCCATTCGCACACTTGGTCAAGCAATTGATACATCTATGCAAGATCTTGAAGGTGGCACAACCGGTCAGATATTGTCAAAGAATTCAAACACCGACATGGATTTTGTTTGGATCACAAATGATGTTGGAGACATTACAGCTGTTAATACAAACAGCCCATTAACCGGCGGTGGCACAAGTGGAGCATTAACACTTGCTTATGATTATGCTGCTGGATCAAAATTAACTTTAAGTGCTCAAACAGCAACTTACACAGTTGTTTTGGCAGACGCTGACCAAAAACTGATAACAATGTCAGTTGCTTCTGCAAATGATTTTCTAATACCAACAAATGCAAATGTTGCTTTTCCAGTAGGAACTGTCATTAATGTAATTCAAATTGGAGCCGGTCAAACAACTATAAAAGCAGTAACATCCGGAACAACTACTGTTTCATCAACTGGTGCGACATCAGCCCAACCTAAATTAAGAGCACAATTTTCAGCTGCTTCATGTATTAAAGTTGCAACTGACACATGGTATGTTGTGGGTGATATTGCGTAATGTCTATTTTGGGAGTAATAGCGAGCCAAAATTATCCAAGAAATTTTACTTGTAATTATTTAGTTGTCGCTGGCGGTGGCGGTGGTGGTGCTTTTATTGGTGGCGGTGGTGGTGCAGGTGGTTTTAGATGTACAGTTGACGCAACAGGCGGCGGTGGTACTTTAGAAACAGGTTTAACATTATCTCCTAATACAAATTACACAGTAACTGTTGGAGCAGGTGGTGCTGCTGGAATTAATCCCTCTACTGCTCCGACTAATGGAGTTAATTCTGTTTTTAGCACTATTACATCAACCGGTGGTGGTCGAGGCGGTTATTATGATGGCGCAAATTGGACAACAGGTGCATCAGGTGGCAGCGGTGGTGGTGGTGGTATTGGTTCAGCAGCTGGTGGAACTGGAACTACAAATGAAGGTTATGCAGGTGGAACAGGTAGTGCAAATGTTGGTGGAAATTCTGCATCAGGAGGCGGTGGTGGTGCTGGTGATGATGGCGTAAATGGCGCAACAACTCCTGCCCCGGGTGATGGCGGTGTTGGAGTTGCAACTTCAATTACTGCATCATCAGTTTATTATGGCGGTGGTGGTGGTGCAGGTGGTCATGCTTATGCAACACCAACAGCAGCAGGTGGTAATGGTGGTGGCGGTCAAGGTGCTAATACTAATAATGCTGTTGCTGGCTCAGCTGGAACTGCCAATACAGGCGGTGGAGGTGGCGGTGCTGGCGTTGGATATGATGGTGGTGCAGGTGGTTCAGGAGTTGTTATTTTAAGTTATCCAAGTGCATTTACTATTTCAAATCCTGGTGGCGGATTAACATTTTCGACATCTACCAGCGGATCAAATAAAATTACATCGTTCACATCGGGCACAGGAAATGTGAGTTGGTCATAATGGCACATTATGCATTTTTAGATGAAAACAATGTTGTAACCGAAGTTATTGTTGGAATAGATGAAACCGAATTAATTGATGGCATAACTCCCGAAATTTGGTATGGAAATTTTAGAAATCAAGTTTGTAAAAGAACTTCATATAATGGAAACATACGCAAAAATTACGCTGGCGTTGGATATGTTTATGATGAAGTTAGAGATGCATTTATTGCACCAGAGCCAACAGGAAACATTGGATTTGATGAAATAACTTGTCGTTGGATAATGCCTGAGGTTGATCTTGAAGCCTTGGCTCTCTAAAGCAGCTGTGCAGTTGCGTGAGCAGACTGATGATTGCTTTCCTGATAGATCAAGAAAATCAGATGGTTGGATTGCTTCGGCACAACATCAAATGAGATCTAAAGTTTCAGACCATAACTCACTAAAATCGGGTGAAGTTTGTGCGATCGATATTACAGCGGATCTTGGTGCAGCCGAAGGCATATCTGCTTACCTAGCCGATCAAATACGCATTGCTGGCAAAACAGATAAGCGAATCAAATATGTTATTCATAATCATCATATTGCCAGTAAATTATTAAACTGGCGTTGGCGTAAATACAAAGGCATCAATCCTCACACCAAACATATTCACATTTCATTCCATCCAAAACAATCAGGCGAGTTCTTTAACATCCCACTACTAGGAGGCAACGCATGAAACTATCAAACAAACACAAAGCTGCAATTAAGTCATATTTAAGAGCTGTGGCTGCTTCCGGTATAACTGTCCTGTTGGCAATTGTTGCTGACATCCGACCAGAGTTTGCAATCCTTGCTGGAGCATTGGTTGCACCTCTTGCCAAAGCATTAGATCCAAAGTCAGGGAGCGAAGTTGATTATGGAATCAATGCGAAATGACAGCCAACGAATGGGTTGGTATAGCCGTTGGCGTATGCGCCATATCAACAAGTTTATTACTGGGTCTGCGTTGGGTTATTAAATCCTACTTACAAGAATTGAAACCCAATTCTGGAAGTTCAATCAAGGATCAAATTACAAGACTTGAACAGCGTGTCGATGATCTGTTTGTCTTAATCAGTAAGCGATAATTTTAATTATGGCGAACACACGAAAACCTATCAAACGCAAAAAGATCAATCGTCGAGTCGTTCGCCAATCTCCTGAACCATTATCAAAGATTGATCAGCATTACACCGCATTACACGAATGCTATAAAGCAGCTAGAAAAGCAGGATTCACACCTGAGCACGCTTTCTGGTTGATGACTGAACATAAGACATTCCCTGATTGGATTGTGGGCGATGGTGGGATCATCCCATCCATAGATCCAACTGATGATGAGGATGACGATTAAGCGATACTTAGTAATAAGTGATTTGCAAATTCCATACCACCATGAAACAGCTGTCAAAAATGTCATCAAGTTGGCTAAGCGTGAAAGATTTGACAGCGTTCTATGCGTTGGCGATGAGATTGACTTTCAAACCATTAGCCGTTGGGCTGAGAAAACACCTTTGGCTTATCAACAAACTTTGGATGATGACCGCACAGCTACTCAAGAAATCCTTTGGGCTCTCACAGAGCACAGCCGAGAAGCTCACATTATCCGCAGTAATCATACTGATCGCTTATATAACACTTTATTAAAAGTTCCGGGAATGATCTCACTTCCCGAATTGCAGTATGCCAAGTTTATGGATTTTGAATCTATGGGCATTACTTTCCATAAACAATTTTATGAATTTGAAAAAGGCTGGATCTTGGCTCATGGCGATGAAGGCAACATGAATCCC